TTCACCTATAATATTTATATTGGCACAACGACGTCTCCGACAAATCTTGGCACGACGACATCGGGTCCGACGTCAGGTCCCTTGGCTGGTCAAGCTGTCCAGCTTCCACCTAATACATCTGTGGTCATCACGAATATCGGTACGGCACAGACGCCCCCTGCGGGCCCTGCATCGACGGTGACGGTGTATCCAGCCTTCGTGATTGGACGCGGAGCTTACGGTCAGGTCTCGCTTGACGACGTGAAGATTTCTTTCCTGATGAACGCTGATAAAAGTGACCCGTTAAATCAGCTTCGCGTGGTGGGATGGAAGGTATACTACGGAACGCTCATAGAAAACCAGTTGTTCTTCATGAGGATAGAGTCAACTTCTAACTTCAGCGCAACCTTCGGATAATCGCATGGCTACTTCAACACTCGGTACGAACGCGACAACGAGCCTGACGTCGCTGGTCAATTCACCGGTCATGGTCCCGGCTGATTTGGCCACGATCCAAAACGGGATCAAAGATGATGTCATTATTACGCACCCGGTTTGGCCGGGTGCGTACTCCTACATGGATCTGCTCTATGTCCCGAATAGAGGAGTCCTTAAGGTTCTTCCCGGTGACTTCGTTGGGGTTGATACCAATGGCTGGCCGATCCTGGTGTCGGCTTATTCCATTGCAACTGGTGGATGGACACACACCTGATGGCTAAGCAGAAAGAACCATATTTGCCTCCGGATGCATCGTCAGATGACATTCCGGAGGATTACCTGACTGAAGCGCGTGAGAATGCCATTCGCAAGAAAGCCCAGCTGATTGCCGAGCGCGAGCTGGGCTTGATTGCGGACGATGGGGATAAGAAGGTCGTCAAGGGACCGTTAAAGAAACTTCCGAAGGATTATACGTTAACCCTTGATCTTGCTGAACATTCCGATCGCATCATTCTTGATGGCGTGACATATTTACACGGTGGAACCTACCATTTTGACCGTGCACAGTACGAGACGATCCGCGAAATCATCCATCGTGGCTATGAGCATCAAGCTGAGATCGAGGGTAAACCGAGGTTTGATAATGCTTATCGAAGGGCATCCAATATCTCGATTGATCCTTCGAAAGAGCATGTGTCTGCACAGAACATCATTAACACGTCCCAGAACCTGCGTTAACGGAGATCGGAATGGATAAGCTTGTACCGGGGGAACCTGCCATTGGAATTTCGCTTGATTGTAAGATTAACGAAAAAAGGGCACTTGTCATTCAGACGTATTTGCCGCGTGATTCTGAAAATGGGGAAGTCTATCACCTCTTGGAAAAATGCTTGAATGCGGCTGATATTCTGGAAGTTCGTTATCGATTGAAGGACTTGCGACTGCTTCTTGAGAAAACGCTTGAAGAGCTACCAATCCACGAGAAGAAGGCACAGGCTTATCAGGAAAATGCCTACAAGAAGCATATGCAGACCAATCGACGGGGTGAGTTCAAGTTTTCTCAGGCTGAGCAGGCAAGCTTCGATAACATGACGACCAACGTTGCGGCGTGTCGTGAGAACATCAAGCGGTTTGAAAAAGCAATCGCTGAAGCAGAGATGGAGTTAGCCAATGTCACTCCAGGCGCAACAGATCGTCAGCCTCGCCCTCCAAATAGCTAAAGCTCCTGGTTTCACTATTCAGGCTGGACAGATGCTTAATGCAATTCTGTCCGAGCTTTGTCAGACCTATGATTTGGTCGTCACGCGCAAGAACTACAATTTCTTGTTCAATACGACGGGTTCGGATGCTCTTGGCTATCAGCCGGGATGTGGTCCCAATTTCATGCCTGCAGATTATCTTCGCGCGCCACGCAGGGGACACTTCTTCAATATCTTCGGCACCATCTATCAGATGGTTAATGTCGAACAAGCCGAGTTCGATAACTTCGTACAGTCCCCCGGTAATCAAGCTTATCCATCGATGTTCTATGTAGACATGGCGCAGTACCCAGCTGCGCTCTATGTCTACTGGCCTGCAGGTGGCGCTTATGCGGCTACAGTCAGGTACTACTCGCAGATGCCTGACATCACGTCGCCTGAGACGTCAACCACAGTTCCTTGGTTCCCGAATACGAATTATCTCGTTCGGCGTTTGGCCGGTGAGATGATGATGCTGACCGACGACGATCGTGCGTCGGCTTATTTGAGTGCGGAGGAGGAACAATTCCCCAATGGGGCTGCGGTGATCCTGCGACGTTATCTGACCATGCAGGATGACCCGGAAGGGCGGGTCAAGCGCGTGCATCTCGATCGCAGGTTCTTCAAGGGACCGACGCAGTTGAAGAATACCAAGATCGTAGGCTGGTAATGGCACTTCGACGCGCCAAACCCTTTGCGTTTTCTCCGTCCGGGGTCTCCGACACGCTGGACGGCAGTCAGGTTTTCCCTGGTGCCATGTCGTCATTGTCCAATCTGATTCCGGACTACACGACTCCCAACCTATGGGCACCTCGTCCAGCCTCGATATTGTTGACTAATTTCACGGGTTTTACGGCATCCGTCGCAGGACCATCGATTTTCAAGGTTGTCGGTAACATGGTCTATGGTCTGGTGCCGACAGGACGCAATGCCGGGCATGATGAACCATTCGCCTACAATCTTGCGACTGGCCTTTTCATAACAATTACTGGTGTGACCAGTGGAAATACACCCATCACAGCTTCAACCATCGGGGCATGGGAACCACCGACCTGCGATATCATTGGCACAAAGATTGTGTTTACACATCCTGGGTTCACTCTTGGTGGTGGCGTTTTATTCGGTTGGATTGATATTTCTACTCCGTCAGCTCCGACTTGGACGGGCGGCAACACCACGACGAATGCGCTTCCGTCGCGTCCAAGCGTGGTTGTCAATTTCAATGGACGTGCATGGTATATCGTCAATCCTGCAACGGGTAATCCAGGCGCTTATTTCTCGGATGTCCTCGCTGCTACCGTGATGACCAATGCGACGCAGGTGTTGACGTTCGGAGACGCACAACGATTAACGGCTGCGACGGGACTTCCGTTATTCAATCAGTTGGGCGGCATCATTCAGTCCTTGATCGTCTTCAAAAGTAACAACGCTTATCAGATAACTGGTGATGCTGCGCTGAGTAACTTGTCGCTCAACACGCTGAACGTGGCAACGGGGACGGCAGGGCAACGGGGTATCACGACAACGCCGCAAGGATTGGCCTTCAACGCGCCTGACGGCATCAGGATCTGCGACTTTCAGGCGCGTGTATCCGAGCCGATTGGATTGTATGGGCAAGGCGTCAACCGTCCCTTCGTCTTCGCTCTCAATCCGACACGCGTCGCCCTGTCCTGCAACGCCAATGTGCTGCGGGTCTCCACGCAAAACACCTTGGTGTCGGCCAATCCATGGCAGGAATACTGGTATGACATGACCAAGAAGATGTGGTCAGGGCCGCATTCGTTTGCGCCAACCATGGCACAGCCTTGGAATAATACGTTCGTCATTGCTTCCTATCTGAATGATGGCAATCTCTGGCAAAGCGACATCACGTTGTCATCGACGTCTACGTTCGTAGAGAATGGCACGCAGCTGCAGGTAACCTGGGGGACAGCCATCCTGCCTGATTTCCAGTCCATGGCCGAGCTGGAAGTGACTGAGCATACTATTAATATGATCCTCGATCAGAATGGACCGGTTTATTCATTGAATGTCGTGGATGGGCGCGGCACGTTGCTCAATACATTTACCATCATGCCTCCTGATGTCGGTGCTATCTGGGGTTCGTTTGTCTGGGGTGGTGCGGCATGGTCGAGTGCGCAGACAGGGCTTGTTCCCTTGCAAATTGCTTGGTCCAGTCCGCCGATTGCACGTAAGATGCAGTTCCAATTGACCGGGAATGCCTTCTCGACCTTTCGTATTGGCGATATGTTCATCCGGATGCGTGAGCTGGGTTACCTGCAACAGTATAGTGGGGGTGCTGTTATCGGGGCTAATCTGGGTGGCTTACCTGGGTTGCCGCCTCCTCCCGCTGGGTATGTGTATCTGACTGGTCCTGATGGGGCTTATCTCGTTGGCGCAGATGGGAAATATCTTTTAGGTGCCGCATGATCCAAAGATTTATCGCCCTATTTTTAACGCTGCTGTTTGCCTCACCGGTTCAGGCGCAGATCATCGGTGCCTTGCCCTACACGCTGACGAATGGGCAGGTGGCCGACGCCAATCAGGTGATGGCCAATTTCAATGCAATCGTTAATTCGACCAATGCCAATGCTGCCAATGCCGGGGTTAATACCAATATCACGGCGCTGAATGGTCTGAGCACACCCATCAATCCTTCACAGGGTGGGTCGTCGCTTTATCTCGGGGGTACGGCGAGCAATACCGGTAACGCTTATACAATTGTTTCACCAGCGCCAACAGGCTTTACGCTGAGCGTTGGAAAGTCGGTTTGTTTTACCGTGAGTGCCACGAATACAGGGCCGGTAACCCTCAATGTGGCTTCGACGGGAGTAACGAATGTCTTCCGGCAAACGGTCAATCTTGGCCCTGTCGCCATGGTTGGTGGAGAATTGCCTAATGGCAGCATGAATTGTGTTTTCTACGACGGAACACAGTTCCAATGCACGACATGTGGCCAGGCACTCGTCGGGACAGTTGTCAGCTTTAACGGTGTCGTGGTTCCCAATGGTTGGGCGCTTGCCAATGGACAAGCTCTGTCTCGTACGACATATCCCACGGCTTTCAGCACGCTTGCTTACACGTCAGTCAGTGCTACCACCGCGCTTACGACGACCGTCACGATTACGGGTGCAAATACTTTCATTCAGGTCGGGTGGTTCGTTGGTGGTCCTAATGTAACCTGCAACTCAACTGTGGTATCAGTTGCGGCAAACTCGATCGTCATCAGTGCTGCTGCGGGGACGGCTGGTGCCACGACACTGACGATCGGGCCTTACCAACAGGGT